CCCTGCAACCCCACGTCAACAAAATTACCCTGCTCAAAATTTTGAGACATGCTTGGCATGGGTTGCGCGGTTTGCATGTAATTAGGCAATTGCTCCATAGTTATATTGCTAGGGGGCATTGGTGCCATTTGACCGGCAGCATCAAGAGTAGCAGCGCTGGGCAGCATTTGACCGCTGAAGTAAGCCGCTTGAGCCGGGGTTGGGGTTACTGCGGAGGCAACATCCTGACCCTGCTGGATTTGCATTTGCTTCCTGCGGAGTTCTTCCTCTGCTTGCTGCCTTAAAAAATCTAGTAGAGCCATCTACTTCTTTGGCTTCTTTGCAGGCTTGCTTTTTTTCTGGGGAGTCATCAATGCTTCGATGGTTGCGGCAGCATCACGATGACCCTGGGGGCCGTTCTTATAAGGCTTCATTTACACCACGCATTTTTTTGGGGTCATTTATTGTCCCCCGCAAAAACTTGATGCATAACCCCCTATACCATAGCGAGGTTGCGCCTTATCGGCTTCGACCAATTGCTGGCCATCCCGCCGCCATGAATCACCGTGGCTGCCTCAACCGCAAACGTTAGACAAACAGCATCCGCCCTGTCGGGACTCGCCAGACCTCGCTTGCTCATCTCGGCCTTGCTTTCGATTTGCAGCTTGCCGCTCGATGTAAATTTGTATTTGATCGCAACCAACTCAGCAAGCAAATGATCATCGACCGGCATACTTACGTCCCTGGCTTCTAGCCAAGCCTTGAGCTTGTACCAAAGCTCCGCTCTGAGATTTAAGTAAGTGCCCCTTAGCGATGGGCTCTCGGCGGTATTCACCCCCACAGCGGGCAATTGGAGCTCTCTCAATCGATCACACACACCACCACCCACTCCGATCGAATCTACGCAAATCATGCTGGGCTGCTGCCGAGGCAAACAGCCCTCGTACTCGGCAACGACAGCCCCAGTCAATTGCATCAGATCCAACCCGCGCCAGGTTTCCATTGCTAGAATCTTGCGGCCTTGGCGCTTGCAGAGCACGCTAGCCGCACTACCAAACCGAGCAACGTCCAATCCCCAAATGATCGGCTCATCCTCCGTCACCTCAACGTCGCGCCGCTGCGCACTCTCAACGAGCTCTAACGGGATCACGGTATCGTCATCTCTTGCGGGAAAATCGCCCAACACGCGGACTCTGTAAGCATTGCTCTCTTCGCCGTACCTGACTTTCATCTCGCTGACGTATTCATCAGAGACGAGTCCCGAATCAATGCAGCTCACCTTGCGGGTCCACCACTCGCCTGCTTGACGATGATGCGTATCGAAAAAAAAGCCGCTCGACCTGGTTGGGTTGCCCAGCAATATCGTGCTGGCGTTATGCCCGGACATCGAGCCCGCGGCAGCCTCAAACACTTGTTCCGGGATACCACTCGCCTCGTCGCAGATCAGTAATACATTATCGCTATGCACGCCCTGGAGCGCCTCTGGCGTTTCTGCGCGGCTCGTTCGACAACTGATGAATGCCTCAGATGGTGCCGCTTTGTGGCTCACGCGATCCGATTTAACGTCGAGAATGTCTTTTAGGGCGAGCGGTAGCTCGTTGATCCAGCGCTTCACTTCAGCGAAGAGCGCATCGAACAATTGCGCCGATGTGGGTGCAGTAACGACGATTTTGACGGGGTATCGAGTAATCAGGAACCAGAGCATCAACCAGCTCGCTGCGGTCGATTTGCCTACTCCATGACCCGATCGGATGGATAGCTTCCGCTCGCCGTCGCAGACGGCTTGCATCAGCTCGGCCTGCCAGGCCTGCGGCTTAACTTTTAAAACGTGTTCTACGAACGCTACCGGATCATTCCGATAGCGCAGCAGAAATTCTTTATAGGGGTTTTCCTCGGCCATCGAGCGCTCGCTTCACTGCCATGTGAGATGTCGGCAGATCATAGAGCGAAGAAACTTGTTGCGCTATCGCGCGCAGGCTTTTGCCTTGGTGCTTCATAGCCACCATAGTCGCGACAGCCCGAGGTCGGATCGGCAGTTGCTCAAGGCGGGCTTCGCGACCCTCGCCGGTCACGCGATAGCCCCAGGGGGCACTGCCGCCAATATGGCCTTTGGCATCCTTTTTGGCTTTCCGGCCGCGGGCACAGCGCTCCTTGATCGTGCGGCGCTCATGGCCCGCAAATGCGGCCATCACCTCAAGCATCAATCGGCCATTGGTATTGGCATCGTCGGTTACATCGCCGTGGCCATTCAAAAACAATCGAATGCCTTTGCTTTTCAGCTCATGAATAGCATTAAGACAATCACGAGCATCCCGACTAAAACGATCTAATGCGCTGCATATAATGATGTCGCCAGGTTGAAGATCTAAAGTCGCGACAGCGGGCCGGCCAAAAAATTCTATGCTCCCGCTGATGCCGGCATCGGCCAGCCAAACGATTTCTGTTTCAAGATCATTTGCCATCGCAACGCCAGTGATCTGGCGCTTCTGCGTACCAAGACTGGTGCCATCGGCCTGCTCTTCTGTCGAGACTCTGGTGTATCCGTAGATCATGCTCTCTCCTCGTAAATTCGATCTGCCACTTCATACAATATATCCGCTGCCCCACCCCACTTGCTCCGATCTGGGGCTAGACGATCCGTATCTGCCATACGTGCTATTGCTCTTACAACTTCGGCTAAATGCTCATCAGACCACTGAGTCACGCATATTTTTCTCGGATCTATCATGCTCTCTCCTTGGTTATTGTGGCGCGTATACGACCTGCTGAACTGACGCGCGTATGCCTTCCCAGCCTGTTTGCGCGATTCTTACCGCCGTTGCTGCTTGAGCCTGGGTGGCCTTTACACCCAACTCATCAGCAGCAAACTCTGCGGCCTCCTGGAAGGCTCGCTTCCAGCAGCAACTAAACTCATAGGAAGTTAAAGCGGCTTCTGCCATTTGCTGAATTTCCCACTGCGATAGATATGCTGTTTTCATGCTCTCTCCCCCTGGCCGCTTACGCGGCCGCCTTATTTGCTTTGACGTTAACCAGAACGCGGTGATGCAAACACTGGATGTTGTAACCGCCAGCCCAAATAACTTTGATGCTTACCTGATGACCGTCGATGATCCATAAGCCGGTAAAGTCTTCCCCGTAGATGACTTTGAAGTTATCAACGTCAATTTTGCTGATGCCGTACTTTTCCATTCTGCGAACGATGCGCTCATTGCGATCGTCATGCGTTTTTTTAAGAGACTTGCTGGCTCGGGCAACATGTTCAGAATAACCCCAGTCATAATCGTTTTTAAAAGATGCAGAAAATAAAGTTTCTTTCTGCTCACGAAGCCTTTGGTATTCGGAACTATTTATCCCGTGAAGATGAAAAGCGCGGGAAGTTTCTTGCTTCAGCTCATAATAAGCATTGCGCTGACGTTCAATTATTTCAGGCAACTCGGCTAAAGACTGCGCGTCTGATTCTGCGAAAGCTGCTTTGATTTGTTCTTTTAAGTCCATGTCTCTCTCCTTCGTTTTTTCGTGTAACTCTGTAACACTGTTTATTTTACTGATACCGTATTGTCTGTCAACCTTTCGGTTACAAATTATTCGTTATGCATCAAAAAAAATTTTGTTAGGATCGATTTTTTTAGGAGATAAAAGATGAAAAAACACGGTGGATACAAACTCAAAACCAAAAACAAAAATTCAAAAAATCGGAACGCTGCTATGGTTGGCGGTATTAGGGTTACTCGTAGTAAACCAGTGTACCCACCTCGATAATGCCGAGCCCGAGAAGAGGCAAAGCCAAAGTCAAAGTGACGGCATCAGGCAAGAAGGTGAGCTATGGCCAAGCAGGGCGCGCTAGCGATGGCGGGCCGCGGGTTCGGCCCGGCACCAAGAAAGGCGATGCCTATTGCGCGCGGAGCGCTGGCCAGATGAAGCGCAGCAAGAAGGCTGCCGCAAACCCCAACTCACCGCTGCGGCTTAGCCGTAGGCGGTGGAAGTGCAGCGGCACAAAATCAAGGAGAGCCTGATGGGCCTGTACAGCAATATTCATGCAAAGCGGAAGCGCATTGCGAAGGGATCGAAAGAGAAGATGCGTAAGCCTGGCACACCTGGCGCCCCAACTGCGAAGGCGTTCCGACAGGCCAAGAAAACAACTAAGAAAAAGTAGGCCGCCCCTCAACCCCTTACTGCGGCCCTACGGGCCCGGCGCCAGCCGGGCCTTTTTTTGCCTAAAATTTCAAAAAAAAATTTGGTGCATGCGGGTCTAACCCCTATCCCCCCACCCCACCCAGGCTCGAAGGGGGGGTTCCGCGGCTCCGCAAAATCCTGGCGCCGTGGTTGCGCTGCTTTAGAATCTCGCGCACCATCCCAACTGATCTAGGAAACGTAAGTATTTGATTTATATAGCATTTTGTATTGCTTGTAACACTCGTACACGGCTGTTACAGCTTACAGCCCTGATTTAGCGTGTATTTAAACCCAAATGCCCGCCAATCCCGGTCCTGCGCGCATGGGACGGCCCGTGCAGCGCCTCTTTGCGCGTGTCTACTGCTCGCTGACAATCTCTCGAAGTGCTTTTAGGTGTTGATCATGGATGTTGATCTGTACCAGCGGATCCTTGCGTGCGGCCCAGTTGTCTGGATTTGCTTGCGCGGCTAACCACTTGCGCGTATCGATCCTTACCTTAGCCACTTGCGCATCACTGGCATCAGCTATGTTATCGGCAATCGATAACGTCTCTTCGGCTAAGTAGTTCGCCCACTCTTTGCGCGCCTTGTAGTAACGATCCTCTCGACCCTCAGCGCCTCGCATCCACTTATAGAACACTCGCTTTCCCACACCACATTCTTTGATCAATGCAGTCACGGTTGTGCCACTTGCCAACTTATCGAACAGCACATCCTCGCCGATATCTTCAAGCTTCTTGACCTTCATGGATATCAGTTTAGTTCCACTCACTTTCTCACTCCTAAGTCGCGCAAGACCTCTCGGACATCGTTCTCATAGTCGAAATCTTCGAAGTCGTCTGTAAAGTTTATTCGGTGTATTTTGTGTGAACTATATTGTTCCACATGAAACATCTTTTTACCCGATCTATCCGCCGGTTTCTTACCCCTTTGCCTTGCCTTGGCCGAGGTCACGATCGTGCCTCAGAGAGCTTCTACGGGCGTCTGAACGGCATATCGTTCATGCACCCGCCGTATCGACTCGATAGCCGATCCATTCTTGATGAGATCTGACGTGTATCGAAGCACCACATAACCATGCTCGACAGCCAGGTTGTACTTCACACAATCATTCCTAAAGCCGATCCCGCTGGTATGCCGGCCACCGCTCCACGTTCCGCCCTCGCACTCCACGATTAGGCAAGACTGCGGCAGTACGAAGTCGAACCTAAACCGACGACCAGGTATCAGCATCTGCTCTCGCTCATAAATGATCCCAGCATCATCGAGCTGTCGCGACATCAATTCTTCTAACTTACTAGCCGCCACGCCGACCTCCGAACGCAAACCGCTGCGCGTCTGCTGTCGCGACTTTAGGTTCCTCAGCCTCCTCTGGCGCTTCATCGGGCTCGCCATCGTCCAGCTCAAGAACGTACTCCTCGTTGTCCAGGCTCACCCGAATTGTCATACCGGGTTCGAAGTCATCGATCTGTAAATGCAAAGTAGCCATGCCTAAATATTGCGACAGCAAAACTTGATGCGCTACTGACTGCAACAGCATCAATGCGGCGGCTGTTCAGCCGCGCAGAATATATGGATAGAGCTGGAGCGCTCCAGTGCTCCAGTATATATATCATATATAGGGGCAACTGGAGCACTGGAGCAGATTTTCTAAGTCGTTGATATTGTTGTAATTAATCGTCGTCAAATGAACTGGAGCAGAAAACAAACTGGAGCAACTGGAGCAAACTTCCCGCAAAGCCCCGGTTTTATTGACTGCTCCAGTTATTTTGGCCAACTGGAGCACAACTGGAGCA